AGTGCTCACCTACAAGGCCAGGTCAATGAGTGCTCACTTACATCCAGGTTGGCGAGTGCTCACTTCGATGTTAGTGGCTGCTGACTTGCTAAGTTAGTGAGCGCAAACATGTGAGAGGGCGAAGCACCATTCCACGGGTACTTGCGTTTTCCATCTCACCTATACAGATTTTCCGGAATAACTCACCAGATCGAAATCTTGATCCGGCCTGTAGCCTTGGCTGTGAACATGCGCGTACAGCTCTAATAGCTTATGCCATCCTCTAGATAGATCACCTGATCCGGCTGTAAGGATGATCTGTCTTTCTGCATCGTTTAATGTTCGATCAAGCCGCTTCGTGTCGATTTTGCAGGGTCTTCCGTTCATTGATAAATCCTATCAAAAATCCAAATTGTATAGAAATAATTGTCTTGTGTATTGTATAGGAGGCTCTACATTAGATACATCAACAACCAAAGGAGCTACCCGCATGACTAAATCAGAACAACGTGAAATTGACAGGATTAAAGCCTCTGCGCCTCTCTTAGGCTTCGACTACATGGCGCGCGCATTGTCTACATTGATCCGCTCTGCTCGCACCACCAAAAGCCGTAATGAGATCTACAGCGTTGCGTATTCGTACCGCGCACACCTATCCACCGAATTCATCATCTAAGGAGAACAACATGGCAATTTTCAAATCATCAAAAATCACATGGGGCGTAATGACCGGAAACCCCAAATGCGACGATTGGATCACCGACTACTGTGCAGATGGCGATGGGATCGTTCAGGTGGTGGTCTATGCAGATCGGATCGAATTGCTAGACCAAATGGAGCTTTGCAATACATGGGCGATTGACACTGACATCCGCGAAGTCTTAGAAAAAGCTCAATCGTACCTCGCTGCTACCTATCATCAAATTTATGAGGAGGCTATGCATTGGGAGGATATCCCAACCATTGAAGAATTGCGCGAGGAAATGAACTCTATCAACGGCTACGGCTACCTGAAAGGCTAAACCATGAATCGCTACCTGTTCACTCGACGCGGCCGCACCGCTTTGGCTATCCTAAACACAATCGCAGCCCTGTTTTTCGTGGCATGTCTGCTTACCCTCGCCTTGGCGTATTTCGACGTATTGGTGAAATAACATGCCAAAAATTAGCGTTACCTCAAAACTCGACGGGATTCGCTCCTGGTCTTTGCAAGCCCTAGACACATGCCCAGGGTCTATTTCATCGCCTGGTGTGCTGGTTGACGCCTGTCGCGGGTGCTATGCGACGACAGGAAATTACCGGTTTGCCAATGTCAAGGCGCCACGGGAATTTAATCGCACCGATTGGGAGCGGTTCGAATGGGTTGACGAAATGGTGCAGGAATTAGAACGGGATCGGTATTTTCGCTGGTTTGATTCTGGCGACATGTACAGCCTAGCGCTAGCGGAAAAAATGCTCGAGGTCATGATCCGCACACCATGGTGTAAGCATTGGCTACCTACTCGCATGCACAAATTCCCCAAATTCGCTATGGTGCTGCGCGAAATGCAAGCATTGGACAATGTCATGGTGCGCCCGTCGTCTGATTCGATTGTCGGGGTTTTTACGCCTGAACTGCACGGATCGGTCATTGTGCCGGATTCTAGGGTTAACCCTGACATGGTCACATTGTGCCGCGCATATGAGAATGACGGGAAATGTTCAGGCTGTCGCGCCTGTTATGACAAATCCGTGCCCGTTATCGCATACCCTGCACATGGCAAAACAATGGCAAAGGTTATCCGCATCGCCGTAGCGGCCTGATTTTCAGTGCATGCAGCCGGCAATGGCTGCATGTGCGGACAATCCGTCCGGCAAAAGGGGAAACCATGAAAACAGCAGAACATTTTGCACTTAACCAGTGGCTTACGGAATATCCCGACAACCTTACTTATGCGGAAGTCATCGCGCTTTTGCAAGACCCTGAGAACACATGGCGCGCGGTAAGCATTTCCGTATGGGAAGCTGCCGAAAGTTTCCCGTTGGAACATGTCGCACAATTCATCAACGATACAAAATCACATTTTGAAAGAGTTACAGCATGATCTACGAAGTACAAACCCGCATGGTTAGCAATTGGGCAAACGTTTGGACGGACGACGACGAAAATGTTTTAGTCACGTTTGAAACCTACGAAGCTGCACAAGCAGAATTAGCGCACTACTTGGCAGACCTCGCGCATTTCGTCAAAACTGGCGATTTGACAGACTACAGCCCTGACGATTACCGAATTGTGCAGGTTACAGCATGATCAAAATTAAAACTACGCGGCCGGTTGGCGCACGAATTGCAGAGATTGGCGCAAATGGGCGCGAATACAACATAAGGAACTTAGACATGACACAAACACAAGCACTCACCCAAGCGCTCGTTTTAGCGCTCTGCGCCCCTACTGATGCAAAAGCACAACAGGCGGCTGAACTAGCGGAGCAATTCGCGCAGGGTCTTAGCGCTGCTACTGTTGACCGGTGTAAGGCTGAAGCTTTGGCGGAGGTTGACGCATGAACTATTATTTAATCGGCTATCAGGACGCGCATGGCGGCGCTGGGTATGATACGCGCCACGCTAAAAATAAAGAGTACAACAGGGGCTGGAATGACGCTGTTAGGGGTGCAGCGCTATGATTTATGCCGCAATTGCCCTATTTATAAGAATTTTGACGGGCAAACGATAATTTAGGGGCTTCTGCCCCTTTTTTACGCCAAAAAAAAACCCACTGCGCTAACAATGGGCAAGGCTGGCAACTGCTTGTCAGCGCCTTTATTCTAACTCCGGCACAGGTATGCCCACCGGCCATTGACCCGCGTCTAGTAGGCTTTGCACTGTCTTTATGTGCGCTTTAGTCCAGGCGTCTTGCCTCTCTGCCCTAGACATTTTCGCGCCTTGGTCAATCTCAAAATGGCAGGTCTGGCAAAGCGCTGCCACCAGGTTATCGTCTGCTTTTATCCCTCGACCCTTGCCACCGCCCCAGTTTGTGTGCGCTGCTTGCACTTGTGATCCGCTGCCGCACCGCTGACAATCGAGGCTGGCAACCAGTTTAAGCAGGGGTTTTGACCTAATGTACTGGTGTTTAATCACTGGTGCGCTCTGTCTTGCATTCGGTTAGTGGCTTCGCGTGTTCTAAATATCTCAATGTCTAGTCTGGCGGCTTCCATTTCCCACTTTAAAACTTCTTCGGCCTCAATGGCCGCTGCCAAACCCTTCAAAAGATCAACATAACTAGGGTCTGCGTAAGCCTCGCGTTCCTGTGCGCTGGTGGTTTTAATCCCTTTTTGGTGCGCTTGGGACATTAAAAGGGCTTTTTTGGTCTTTCGGTACTCTTCGATATAGACCCGCTGACCCTTTGCCTTTCCGTAGGCTGGGGCATTGTCCCGAATTGTTTGGGCGGCTTCTTCTGGTTTCATTTAATCCCCACAAAAACAGGAAATTGCTTCTTCATTAGGGTCGAACATGTCGCGCTGGTCTTCTGTAAATTTCAGCATTTCGCCGTAACTTGGTCTATCCATACGAAAAAGACAGGCACGGGCATGCTGCTTATCCCAAAAGGTTTCTTTGGCGTACTTTTCAACCCCAGCCCACCAAATGGCGCGTTCTGGTTTTTCGGCAATTAGGCTTTGAATCTGTGCGCCAGGTTTGAGAAAGCACAAGTCGCAATTGCCAGCCAAGGTGCGCCCGTTGACTGTGGTCAGGGCTAGGTTGAAGGGCTGTTGACTCCAGAAATAATTTACATCTTGAACCGTGATTCCCGCGTCTGCCAAGGGTAGACGAGTGATTTCATCCTTTGTCTCAGGGCTAGGCCGGTTGCGTAGTTTGACCACCCGACGCTGTTCATCGGCGCGGATGCCAATCATCTGATCCCACTCTTCCCATCCCAGACTGCGCTGGTACTTGTGCATCGTCCTGACCTTGAGGCGAGAGGTGCAGATGCGCTGCATTGGGTTGGGCAGATAACGCTCCTTCTTGATCATGTCCATGAAGGGTTCGCCGTCGCGACTCGCCGTCTCAAAATTGACAACCTTAAATCCTGGTGCTTCAGGGCTGTATTCCAGCCAAGAGATCGGCACACCCCAATTTTCACCACAGTCACGCACAAATTGTAGAGTAGCCTCATCTTCGCGGCCTGTGTTTGCAAAAGTTACCAAGGCTTCAGCTGGCAACTTACCGCCATTGCTTTCTAGAACCCTCCAAAGCATGTAAGCGCTAGTGCGGCCACCGCTAAAGCTAATACAAGTTGGAACTGTTATTTTGAACGGGTTCATTTGATCTCCATAATCATTACATCAACACCAGGCACTGTTGAATAAACCTTCTTGACATGCAAATCAATCACTTGTGTGTCATCTTTAAAAATCACCCCATTCATGCCATCAAGGTAAGTTTTCGCAATGTTGTCGATGTCAGGCTTCTTACAAGGCTGTTCTAAGCCACTTAAACAGGCTTCAGTGCGTTTTTTAGAGTAAGACTGAGGGACTGCATGCCTGATGTATAAATAAACGCTTACAGGAGTTTCTAGCAGGTCGGTGCTGCCCATCGCTTCGGCGGCAAAAAACTTAATCAAGGCTTCATAATCCAATGTTTGCTTATCGGTGTAAACCCTAGTAAATTTACCAGCGCGGCTAAAGCGTGGTCGCCCTTTGCCTTTAGGGTCGCCCTCAACTTGAAAGTGAATTTGCATCATGTTGTTGCCTGTTCATTTCTGCAATCAAGGTATCGGCTCCAGCCTGGCCACGAATCCGGTGAATGTCGGCTTTCACTTGCAACCACCAGCTCTGAGCTTTCACCCTGCCCAAAAATTTCACTTTCTGGGCATAACGCTGTTTCCATTCCCTCGCCTCGCACTCGATCATGTAGGTCACCAGTGGCGTACAGGGCGGCGCTGATTTCTTCGAAAGTGAACCTGGTTCCGTCACGGGCTTTGTCCAAAAGTTTGTTTGCTAGTTCACGATTCATCAAAACTGCTCCTCATCCATCCAGTGCTTTACGGGTGGTTTAGATGGAACAACAATCGATGCGGGGCGCTGACTAGGGCTTCTGTCTTCCTTGGCATGGTAAGAGCAGAACGGGCGGCTTCCGTCCATTTTTACAACCCATCGATCAGAGCATCCTTGCATGCTGCACATCAAATCCCGATCATCCTGAACAGGGGCTTGGGTCTTAAAGTTGTTAAGCGCCATGATATTTTCCCTCAATGATTTTTGCAAAATTGCTCGGCTTCAGAATCCACTCGAGATCAGCAGTGAATGCCCTACCGTCTTTGCTGTTTACCCTTCCTGTCAAAAACTTGGACTTTCCGACATGCTGGAAAAAGTCACCCCACCACCCAAGAACATCGCTACTGTCAATCTCTGTTGACTTTGACAACTCTTCTGCCACCTCACGCCATCGCTGCCTCAGATAGCCTTGTCTGGCAGCATTCCAGACCTCAACCTTTCGCAGTGTTGGCAAGTGCTGGTGGTACAGGCTGATGACTTCCGTGTGTTTGCAATCAGGAATTTTGGACTCAGGTTCACCGGCAGGTGGACTAATAATCTCTGTCTCTTTCTTTGTCTCTCTCTCTGTCTCTGTCTCTGGTAGATCATCTTGATATCCGCTTGATATCAGATTGATGTCATCTTGTTCCAGCCAGTGAGACAGCTTGTTTATGCAATTTAAAACCTGCTCTTGCGGCAAGCGTAAACGCCAAGACAAAGTTTTGATGTTAGGCAGCTTGCCCTGTTGTTCGTCATCCTCGCTAGCCAAAAGCCAAAGGGTGACCAATACCTTGCTGGACAACGGGTCTAGATCGTGCCATTCCATGTCATCAAGCAAATCCCGATAGAGCTTGACCCAAGGCGGCCGTCTATCCTTAAAGTGCTGGAATTTGCTCCAGTTTTTAATCTTCATCTTTTTTCCAAAAAAAAAGACTTAGGCGGAACTCTCAGCTTTTTAGGCTGTTGGCGGACTGGGCAATACCAGCAGAGTTCCATCTAAGTCTTATTGCAATTCCCCGCCAAGGGATGTGAAATCATACATCAAAATTTAAAGGTGGGGGTACTCGCTGCACTGCTATATCCTCGCTGTCAGTTGATGCCCGAGTCAGCTTTCCAGTTGCAGAATCCGCTTTTCCCCCGTTATTTGCTAAACCACTCTGGCCTGATGACCATCAACTGGTACATCCGGCCTTGCGGTAGTGCGCTCCACTGAAAGACCGCGCCCCTGGTCACGCCCAGTAGCCTTGCCAACTTGGACTGAGAACCAGCTTTTTCAATCGCTTCTTGCTTTGTCATTGGTCAATTCTACTACACAATTAAATTTGTTGTTAACAAGGGAAAACCCCTACAAAAAAGGCTTGACGGGTGTTTAGTGGCCTCTACAATCACCGCATGCCCCAACATTCCGTAGGGGTCTTTTTAGGAGATAGCATGAATGTAGTTTTCGACGAAATGATAGACGGCTTTCGCTTCACCGGCCTTGCGGAAAAAGAAATCGGAGAAGCAGCCACAGAGATCAGCCCTAGCTGGCCGACCTTTTACACAGTCTTTACGATCCATGTCGATGGGTCACACAAAGACTTTATGGACATCATCAACCCCGCAATTATTCAACGCATTGAAACAATGCTTGCGGAGGACGCATGAACGATCTAGCTTACTTTAAAGAACTGGCCTTCAAGAACGGTGGCAACGCGCAAGACCAAATTGCTTGCTATGTTGAACTGCTTGAGGCCCACATTGGAAGCCAAAACGCCGTAATTGACACATTCGTTGAAGAACTCAATCTACTTTTAATCGAACTTACACAGGAGAAATCATGAAGAACATTGCCAGCGCACTTGTCAAGGCTCAAAAAGCCTTTGCACCGGCCTTAAAAAACGCCGTAAACCCTCATTTCCGTTCCAAGTATGTTGACCTAGCATCTTGTGTGGACAGCGTTGTGGGGGCATTGAATGAGAACGGGATTTTTCTATTTCAAACGACAACAGAACATCCAGACGGGGTTATCTGTGAGACTAGTTTCCTACATGAATCAGGCGAGCGTTTGGACTGTGGAAAATTATTTTTCCCCGCACCTAAGCACGATCCCCAAGGCTTCATGTCATGTTTGACCTACATTCGTAGAGCCTCGTTGATGGCTGCTACAGGGCAAGCCCCTGAAGATGATGACGGCAACAGCGCCAGCCGCCGCCCAGAGGTTAAGACACCAGACATCACCGATCACCTGTTAGCAATTGAAGGCAGTGGCAGCAGTGAGGAGTTAGCAAAGATTTACAAAGACGCACTTGATGCCTGTGAAGGCAATCAGGCACTTCAAGCCAAAGTTATCGCAGCCAAAAAAGCACGAGTTGAACGTGCCAAACAGGAGAAATCATGAGCGAAGAACAAGGAACTGAAAGCTGGTTTGCCGACAGGCTAGGCAAAGTAACCGCCAGCCGCTTGGCTGATGTCCTTGCCAAAACAAAGACAGGATACAGCGCTAGCCGCACCAATTACATGACCCAACTTGTATTGGAGCGTGTCACCCAGACCAGAGGCGAGTCTTACTCTAATGCCGCAATGCAATGGGGTACTGAACAAGAACCTTTCGCTAGAGCTGCTTACGAGGCGCACACGGGGCAGATGGTTGAGGAGGTGGGGTTTGTGCCTCACCCCGACATTGAAGCCTCTGGAGCTTCACCCGATGGCCTGGTGGGTGACGATGGAATGGTGGAGATCAAATGTCCATCATCTAGCACTGCCTTGGAATGCTGGCTGTCTTACTCTCAAGGCGCCAACCCAGTGGATGCCAAGTACTACGCACAGATGCAGTGGCAGATGCGTTGCGCTGATCGCTCTTGGTGTGACTATGTTGTATTCGATCCAAGAATGCCAGCCAAAGCACAGTTGTTTGTTTACCGAGTTGAGCGCAATGCAGACTGGCTCAGAATCACCGAAGAAGAAGTCCTGAAGTTTTTGGCAGAAGTGGACGCCAAAGTTATCGCCCTTAAATCAATCATTGGAGAGTAAAAATGTCAAAAGTAGTCAAAGAAATATCGTGCATCGTTGGTGAATACCGAAACAGCGAAGGCCAAACAAAGAAGCGTTATCAGCGAATTGGGTCTGTGATTGATACAAAGAACGGCCCAATGCTCAAGATTGATGTGATCCCGCTGCGCGAAGGCGGTTGGGATGGCTGGGCATACATGAATGACCCAAAAGACCGCACACGGCAAGCTGATCAACCAGATGAAGACATACCATTTTGAGGTGGCTTATGAAAACATACGATCTTTTTGAGCGTCTTGAGCATATTTTTGGTACTCCGGCAAAAAAACTTGTTCGTACAAATGACCCAGACACAAGTCATGCAGCAGCAAATGCTGTTGACTCGACCAAGCTGGAGGGTCTGGTTTATGAAGCCATTAAGACCTTTGGAGACAAGGGTTGCATCAGTGACCAGATTCTTGCAATGCACCCAACTTATCCGTATTCATCAATCACGGCTAGGTTTCGTGCGTTGCTAGACAAGGGTTTTATTGTTGACACAGGAGAGCGACGGCCAGGTAAATCTGGCAAATCTCAGCGCGTAATCAGAGCGGGGGCAAGTGATGTTTAAGTACATGTGGACAGAATTTCGGTCAACGCTCAAGATGCTGCCGCCAGCACAAACCGCCGTGCATGAGTTGCTGCATGCGGAGCATGACCTGCTGAGGGCAGAGGCTGGGGTTGAGTACGCCCAAGCTATGGTCACTTGCCAGAAGCAGCGGATCAAGCGCCTGAAGGCGTATCTGGGCAAGACTGAGGAGGTGGCATGACTACAAACACAGGTGGGCCGGCGTTTCCAGCCGAGGAGTGGATCAACAGTGATGACCCGTCAGCCGTGAATCCTATTCGCCACCAGGGCATGACCCTGCGCGA